TGGCTCAAGTGGTAATGCTGTAGTTTTATTTGAAAGTTATATTCAAAAAAATGGAAGTAATACAAATTTTAGAGCTAGTGCTGGAAATGAAACAACAAACACATTAGCTCAATCAGTTTCTACTATGGGAGGAATAATTACTATGAATGGCTCTAGTGATTATTTAACATTATCAGTAACTCAGTATGATTATACTGCAAACGCAGCACAAAATATATGCGAAATTCAATTTTCAGCATTTAAAATAATATAGGATAAATTATGGCAATAGATAAAATACAAAGTGAGAGCATAAATTTAGCAGATAATTTTTCATTTACTGGAACTGTAACTGGTGCTGGTGGAACTATAGCAGAAATTAGTCAATACAGAATGGGTGGTACTACAATCGCTGTTGCAGCAACCACTAGAACATTATTAAATAATTCTTTTGCAGAAATTAATAAAATTGGAACTGGTATGACTTATAGCTCTGGAGTTTGGACATTTCCTTCTACTGGCATTTGGAGAATTGAACTTACTTTAACATTATTAGCTCAAAGTAATGGTGGAGATTGTAGATATGCTGGGCCAGAAATTCATATTACAACAGATGACAGTTCTTATACCAATAGAGCAAATGTTTATACTAATGCAAACTGGATTTCTTCAAATTGGTACATGGGTCAGCATACTGATCTTATATTTGATGTTACAAACACATCAACTCATAAAGTTAAATTTTTTGCTTATAGTGCTGTTGAAACAGCTACAGAGCAATCAACAAATGCAAACAGAACTTGTGCGACATTTACAAGATTAGGCGACACATAAAATTAAGGAGGTAAAACTATGGCACAACTAAGTACAAAAATAAAATTATACTGCGAAGCTAATGGAGTTTCAAATGTAGATTTTATGAAAGATGTTATGTTGCAAGACGATAGTGATGGTAATGGTGCGTATATCAAAGAATGGAATTTAGATATTGCACAACCAACTGATGAGCAATTAGCATCTTATGAAACTGCTGCAAATACTGCTGAGAGTAATGCTCAAGTAGATGCAACAAGAAGAAGCCAATACGGAAGTTGGAATGAGCAGCTTGACGAGATTTTTCATTCAATAGACGATTGGAAAGCAAGAGTACAAACAATTAAAAATAATAATCCAAAGAGTTAATAAATGGCATATATAGGTAAACAACCGATTGCTGGAAATTTTCAAATGTGCGATGCAATAAGTGTCGTGAATGGCCAGGCTGCATACACAATGCAAGTAGGCGGAGTTAATGTAGCTCCAGAGACAGCATTAAATACGATTGTGTCTTTGAACGGCACGATCCAGAAAGCAAATTCCAGCTATACTATAGCAAACTCAGTTATTACGTTTTCTAGCAACCTGGCTACTGGAGATGTAATTGACTTCATTTTAATTTTAGGAGATGTGCTTTCAATCGGCACACCTTCAGATGGAACTGTTACAACTGCTAAACTTGCAGACAGTTCTGTTACAAGTGCAAAATTATCTGGTGTAACTCAAGGTATTACAATGGCAGATCAATGGAGATTAACTTCTGGTGGAGTTTCAAGTAATGGAGATATTACAACAAATCTTGAAAGATGTAATACTAATATACAAGGAACACTTGGAACTGGAATGACAGAAAGCTCTGGTGTATTTACTTTTCCATCAACAGGATTTTATCAAGTATTAGTAACTGCAACTTTTTCTGGTGCTAGTGAAAATGCTATGCAAATTTTAATTAAAGGAACAGCAAATAATAGTAGTTATGACACTCTTGCATTAATATATGATGGTCAAAGAAATTCCACAAGCACAACTGGAGGTAACTCTGGAAGTACAATAGTTGATATAACAGATACTAGCACACATAAAATTAAATTTGCTGCTGGTTCTCTTTCATCTGGTTCAACTATAAATGGACATGATAGCGAAAACCAAACAACATTTTCATTTATTAGATTAGGAGATACATAAGATGGCAATAATTAAACCAAACAATAATACATTATCAAGCATAACAGCTTTACCAACTGGTTTAGGTGGTAAGTTTTTGCAAATTCAAACGAATACTCATGCTACAAGATTTACAACTTCATCAACAAGTTATGTTGCGGCTACTGGATATACTGTTGCGATCACTCCTTCAGCAACCAGCAGTAAAATTTTTGTAATCGTCAGTACATCGATGGATAACAAAGGAAGCGATAAAACTATTTACGCAACACTTTACAGAAGTATAAGTGGAGGAGCAACTACGCATATTACGGATGATGCAGAAGGTGTCGCTGCCAACTATACTGATAGTGGCAGACAATATACTCCAGTTACACTACACACACTTGATAGTCCAAGCACCACTTCAGCAGTAACATATCAAGTTTATGTAAAATCTAATGGTAGCCATGATGTTACTTTTAACGATAAAGAAGGTAAGGCACAATTAACAGCGTTTGAAATAGCAGGATAAAATTATGGAAAATACAGTTATGAAAGCAATATTATCAATTAATCCAAATGCAGAAGCATCTGTAAGTGGAAATGATATTAATACAGTTCAATGGCACAATGGAACAACACCTATTTCTAAAGCTGACATAGAAGCTAAGATAGCAGAATTACCTACTGAAGAAGAAGAAATTACTGCAAGAAGAAATTTAAAAGCTAGTGCTAAAGCTAAACTAATAGCTGGAGAACCGCTAACTGAAGAAGAAGCTGACACTATAGTTTTATAATTAATAACCACACAACCTGGCAAGACAAACAATATGACAAAGTTTATATTGATACTGTACTTATGTACTTCTGTATCTGGAACTCCAAAATGCAATCAAGAAGCTATAGTGGGTTTTGAATATATAGATTATTCAACTTGCGTTATCCATGGTTATAGACACGCACACAATAATTTAATCCAAAACTATACAGTAGAAGAAGTGAATATGGATAAATTAGCAATAAGGTTTGAATGTAAAGAAATGACAACAGAGAATACATAATGAAAAAAAGAAAAGCGCAATCTAATATAGAAGATAGTAATGGTATAAGAATATCCTACCATGAAAAGGTTTGCGCTGAACGAATGAAAACTTTGTTTAAAGCAATCGATGAAATGCGAGGGGATATTAAAAGTTTAAAAGCCGATATGAATAGAGGAAAAGGAGCTGCTACAATAATAATACTAATAGGTGGTTTACTTGGCTCAATCCTCTACTACTTCACGAAATAGAACTACAGCTGCTAAAGGTTTATCTAATGAACTATTAGCTGCTGCTGAATTTGCAAAGGATCCAAATCTAATAGTCTTTACCCCAATAGGCGCGGGGCCAATAGACATATTAGTTCTTAACATAAAGACGGGGGAGTACACGGCTTATGATGTCAAAACGCAAAACTATCGCAAGAACGGCTACAAGATTACAAGAGCCAGAACTGGCGAGCAAAAACGATTAGGTGTCAAAATTCTTAATTTTGATCCAGAAAGTAAATGAAGCATGGAAGAAGTTAAACAAAGAGTTAAAGAACACGAAGGGTTTAGGGATACTGTGTATTCCGATAGCCTGGGTTTCGCTACAATTGGTTATGGCCATCTGGTTCTACCTACCGATAATTTTGTTGAAGGTGTGGCGTATCCTAAGGAGGAGCTTGAAGCTGTTTTCGACAATGATTTTCAGATTGCTCTTACATCTGCTGAAGAACTTTTGGAAGAAATAGAAGTACCAGAAACTATTAAAGGTGTCATCTGTGAAATGTGTTTCCAACTTGGAAAACCAAGAGTAATGAAATTCAAAAAAATGTGGGAAGGTTTAGAGGCAGCTGATTATAATAAAGCAGCTGATGAAATGATCGACAGTAATTGGCATAAGCAAACTACTTCAAGATGTGAAAGCCTGGCGGAATTAGTTAGGAGCTGTGCATGATCCAGTTATTAAGTTTATTAAAAAACCCAGTAACTAAAATGGTGTTCAATAAAGCAACTGAACACTTTAAACACAAAGCAGAAAAACAAAAAGTAATTAGAGCTGCTGAAATAGAGGCAGCTAAAGACGTAGATATAACTAGAATTAAAAGCCAGGATCAATCATACAAGGATGAGATATTAATGCTCTGGCTAATCGGGATGCTGACTACTGGTTGGTTTCCAGGTACTAGAGAAAACTTTAGAGAGTGGGTAGCAATCATAAATGATCTCCCAGATAGCGTATGGTACTTGGTTATCATCGTCTTTACAGCCAGCTTTGGTTCAAGAGTTTCTGACAAGTTGATGAACAGAAAGAAAAAATGATTAATTCTAAAGAGGATGCCTTATCGCATTTTGCCGATTGGTATTTAAACTCTGGAGAAATTAGTAAAGTTTATACACCATTTAAAAATCCATTGTTATTTATAGAAGGTGTAAGTGGTATAGTTTTATATAGATCTAAACCATTCCAGGTTGAGCTTTTTATATGTCAACCTAATTTAGTTATACCAGAGCATACTCATCCAGACGTAGATAGTTACGAATGCTTTTTATATGGCATGAAGTTTACACACTCTGGAGAAACAGTTTTAACAGAGGATCAAGCATTAGAAGAAAGTAATGGTTTTCCAGTTAATGCTTATCAAACAATCAGAGTTAAGCCTAACGATTTACATGGTGGAACCGCATCAAAATTTGGTGGCGCATTTATATCAATTCAACATTGGTTAAATGACGTAGATCCAACTCACGTTAGTTCTAACTGGGATGGTAAATCAATGGGTAAAGAGCATTCAGAACAAGCAAAATTAAATGGCTAAACAAAAATTTACTCACTTTGTACCTAGAGATAAACCAAAGAAACGGCCAGGAGTTCATAAAAAAACTCAAAACAAAAGTGAAAAAAGACAAAGAAAGCAAACAAGATACAAGGGTGGTGGCAGATGAAAATAATTTTTTTAAGTTTATTTTTTGCTGGATTACTACTGGGATCTTTCTATCTCGGTTATATTTTTGCAATAGATATATTTGAACTTGGATGTTTTAGAACAAGCGATGAAAAATTTTTTTTCGATAAATTTTTAAAAATTGAATAAGGATAATAAATGAAATTAATTAAAGGAGTAGCTTTCATATTAATAGGAATAGTATGGCTATCTCTTATCCTGGCTACAGCCGCTATTGCGGGAGTAATGTAATGAAAGTTTCTGAGAACTCAGTTATCAGCCTCCCAATTAGAAACCTTTTAGCTTTGTGCGCTGCAATCGCTATGGGAATTTTTGCTTATACAGAGATAACAGCCAGGCTAACTAGCCTGGAGACATCAAGAGAATTACATCAAGCAGATTTATTAAAAAAGTCTGAACAGCTACCAACAGATCAAGAACAATTTATGCTGCTAGAGCATATTGCATCCCAGGTAGAAAGTATCCAGGAAGAAATGGAGCTTATGAGAAATAACAATGTCAACATAACTTACGCCATGAAAGATATAGAAAAAATAAAAGAACAATTAGAAGATCTTAAAGATAAAGTAAGAGCTAACGGGAGCCATTGATGAATAGAATTGCAAGGCAAATTTTAAAATATATTTCTGATATGCAAAAGAAAGCTAAGCAAATGAGCTATGTTAAAAATTTAAAAAAAGAAGTTGAAATAGGAGCAAATGGTACTCAAGGCTATGTAATAAAAGCTGGTTCTAATAAAGGTAAGATTTTATGACAGAGGTTGTTATAGCTCTTTTAATGATTGTTAATAATGAGATTTCTGAGGCTCGTATTCAGAAAGATTTAAGCAGCTGCTTGAAAGGCAAGAGGGTTGCAATGAGACAGCTTGCTAATAATTCAAGAGTAGTTTTTTCTTGTGTAAAGACTAAGGCTGAACTTGAAAAAAATATAGACGGATCTTTATCAATCAAAAAACTTATTATGGAATAATGGCTAATAAGAAAACATGGGAAAAACCTAAAGATATTATTGTCAATGTAGGTACTTGCAAGTTCTGTACTGAAATGATGACAAATCAAGATAGCTTTGTTTCGTTTTATGGCGGAGAAAAGTCGCATTATGATTGTATGAAAAAAGACGATCAACAAAGAGCTGAAGATAAAACTTTTGAATAATGGTCTGGGTGGCTGGATTTGAACCAGCGATCCCTAGCTCCCAAAGCTAGTGCGTTACCAGGCTACGCTACACCCAGACATATATTTTTTTTGAGACTTGTATCAGAGAGTAATCAGAGAGTAAATGATGTTGCTATGTGATAACAGTTAGGAAATACAACCCTTATTTATTAGCCTTTTTGGTAAATAAAATTTGTCTAATCGTGGTTGCAAGTGTTATATATCAACGATAAAAACCAAAATGATTGGTAGGTTCAAATATTACCAATAGCTATTGGCACACAACAATTCTAAACCATCAGAGAGTAAACGAGGGAGTAAACCAAAGAAGTTTGCTATTTTTTTTATATTTTTTGAGGGGAAAAAGTAACGAGGGAGTTGTTAGCTCCCTCTAATTTTTATGATTTTTCTTTTTCTTTTTTAACAAAATGCTCGTATTTTAAATAAGCGTTTTGTTTAGCTAAATTTTTAATTTTAGTATTAACTGCTTCTTTAAGTGTTCTACCATTATTATATATCTCAAATAACGCTTTAGCTTTTTGATCTATTTCAACAATATCTGGTTCAAAAGCAGTATCATAGAGTTTTACTTTTAAATTAAAAATTAGCTTTAATAACTTATCAAATTTAACATCATTTTTAGTCTTTTTAATCATAGTTATTAAGCTCGTTTTTTAATATTAAAAAATCGAGGATCGTTTTTATCTTGCTCAATATAACTATCTGAAAGATGTTCTCTTATTGGAGCAGCAAGTGGCAGCTCCTTATCTTGAAATGTATTCTCGCCAGCTAGCTCTCGATTTAATTTAGGCATTAATGGAGCATACAGACGTTGTAGCTTGCGTTCTTCTCTAATGTTAGCTTCTATCTCACGAAACTTCTTAGCCACTCTATCTTGCTTAAATAAAGGGATCCGCATTAAGACATCTTCTGGGTTTCCATTATATAATAAGTTAATATCCCAACCTTGACTTTTGGCTAGTAAAAATAACTTATCAGCTCCAATTCCATTTTGAGCTTTCTCGTACTTCTGGATTTGTTGGAAGGTTAAGTTTAAAGATTTAGAAATTTTAGCTTGTGTCTTACCGCTAATAGTTCTTAAAACGAACATCATTTTTGCTATTCGTTCCTTCTCTTGTAGTGCTGGCATTTATCATCCTTTGGTTATTTGATTGACAGCAGCTTTTCTTTGTTTCTCATTCAAATTCAAATCTCTTAAATAATTAGATTGTCTAACATCTTTGGAATTACCAAATCTATCATCCATTTGTTTTTCTGTTAAAATTTTAAGTTCTTCCATTCGAGATATGCTCCACTTTCTAAAAGGAGACATACCATTTGGCCAATGGATCCCTAATCTTTTAGCAGAAACTTTAACTCTTTTTCTGGCTCCATGAATTGGGATATTAAACACTCTTTTAAATGTTCTTTTTTCCATTTTATTTATATCTGGATTTAAAAAATTTACGTTTCTATGGGTAACTGGAAACATTTGCGCTTTCATCCAAACATTAAATAACTCTAAACATTCATCAGATACTTCAACAAATCGTCTTTGGGTCTTTACCTGGTATGGTCTAAAGTTATTTTCTTCATTTATTGAGTGATCTAAAAACACTCCACCAGCATTAAAATCTACATTCTCATAACAGATCCCAAGCAGCTCACTTAATCTAGCTCCAGTTTCAGCAGCACATTTATAAAAAGTTCTTAACTGTATATCTGGTTCTTTATTGACAACAGCTAACAGCTCTGGAGTAGTAGGCATCCACTTAATTTGACTATTGTAATCTTTAAAATATTTTGGCCCGAATTTAAAATTAACTATGTTGTAGTCAATTTTCCATTGTCTGCTGGCACAAAAATTTACGAATTTTTTAAATTCTAATACCGCAGCTCTAATAGTTACTTTACCAATGGTTTCAGTTTTTTTCTTATAACTACCGAACCCACCTTTTTTAACCCATTGTAGAGCTTTGCTATTTTTAATACCAAGTAAAGTTACTTCTCTAAAATCTGATAGCAAATAGTCTGATAGATATTGCTTATTGATGTGGGGTCTAACATGATTGTTAATATATGCTACTTGCATATCTTTATATTTAGATGTCGTATCTGGATCGCTATTGATAACTTTAAAGTATTCATCAAAAGCAAAATTAAAATCTATTTTTTGATCGATGACATCTATTTTGTCTGAATTTTCTAGTTTAGATCTTAACGCTTCAGCTTTCCTTTTTTCATTCAAACCAAAAGTTTCTTTGTTTTGTTTTTTAGTTTTGCCGTTTACCTGGTAAACAACTTGAACGCATAGTTTTTTACCGCCAGCTCTATCAACAGTAACAACTTGAACTTTCATATTATTTAACCTCCTAAATTATTTTTAATTAAACATTGGCCGTAGTTATGATTTGTTATGTTAATTAGTTTTTGATTAATTTCTTTTTGTTTTTTTTCGTGAGCTTCTTTCTGTTCTTTGCTCCAACCAGTAGAATTAACAAACTCAATATTACCTTCTAATAATTTGTTAGTGGCATTTACAGCTTTACACTCGCAGATCTTTTTCTGCTGCTCTTTTGATAATTTTGATTTATCAATTTGATGCTCAAATTTACAAACTTCAGCAGCATTACTCCAACCAACCATAATACTATCGTAACTAACATAAGTTTTATTATGGCTTATTTCAGTATTCATAACCATAACAGCTTTGTAAGTTGATTTTTTTGGTTTACACCATTGGTTATTTTTTGGATTTAAAGTAGCATAACAAAATCTATCTCCATGCTTTGTAGTCTCGATCCAATAACGTCTTTTAGTTTTTAATCTAAATCCCCATGGATAATTATCCACTTCAAATCCAGTATCAAAACATTTTGCGTCATAAACATAATCCATTAAGCATCCTCCTTTTTTTTAACTATTGAACCGATTAAACATCTTGCAAAAACTCCAGCAGCTAACATACAATATGTTCTGCTCATTGAAGAAGTTAAGAGATCTGCGCCAGCGCAAGTCTTAACCAATTCGTGATCTTCTTTTGTAAGAGCATTAATATTTTCTGCCTCTTGGAGTTTAAAATTTAAGTTTGAAACAGCTGATGGTTCTACACCAGCTAGTTTGCAAATTGAAACAAAGTCATTGTTAAACATTAAGCAGCCTCCTGGGTTGGTTGATAAACTAATTGAGAATTGAAAACTTCTCCAACAAACTGATCTTGTTTAAGTTTTTTTAAATTCTTAAACCACGCTACCATCACAGATAAATCGTTATTCATTTTGAATTGAGTAGTTTTTAATTTTACATGGATCTTGCCAACAAAATTATAATTATGAGATCCAGTTAAAAACTTTTTAACAAAAGAATTTAACCATTTACCCTTGTCGGTTTTGTTAGAGATCTTTGGTACTTTGTATTCGCAATCTTTTTTGTGATTGCCGTAACCAGTATTAAGATTTTTTTGATAAGTAACTATCAAGCAGCCTCCTTTGGTAAAGTTAATGATTTGACATATTTTTTGAAGTCATCGAAGCTGACATCCAAAAGCATATTGCCGTATTTGTCTCCAGCATAAAGCATTAATCTTTGTTCAACTTCATTGTGAGGAAAAGCAAAAGAAACTATAGCAAGTACCTTGCCATCTTTTTTCATCTCCTGGATTTTTGAAACTGGGATGTTTTGATTTCTTCCCATTGAAACAGATTTGTTGTTTAACTTCTCAAGATCTGAAAGATAAACAACTTGATAGGTTTTACCCATTGATTGCTCCTTTGGTTTTTTATCCCACCAAAGCAAAGTCTTACCAATAACTTTGGATGACTTGTTTTTTTGTGGAAGGATTTTTTTTGTAAAGTATTTCTCTAATGCAGAGTAGGTAGCGAACTTTTTTTTCTGAAAGTTTTTAACCATATAAAACATATAATTACCAATTTGGTAATAGTCAAGATATTATTTTGCCATAAAGGTAACTTTATTTAGGCGTAGGGAGGGTATTACTAAAGTTAATTAGTTTAGAATAGTTCTAAAGTAAAATATTTATGCTTCTATTTTACTTTGTTGGTCTTGCAGTTGGATCACGTCAATTAATTTTGCGTGAGCTGTCTTTGACAACGCTGCAATTCCTGGAGGATATTTTCCCCCATTTTTAGTTTTAAGTCTCGTTATCTTTGCGTTCAGAGACTTTCTCTCTTTTTCCTTTATCTGAATTTGTTGATCCAGATGAGAGTAATGGTTTATCGCCATCGTTTACCTCTTTTATCCTAGTAAACTCAAAGCTGACAGTTTTACCATCAACTTCATAAACAGCAGCGTTACCAGGTATAGCTTGTTTTACAGCTGCCGAAACGGAAGGGAAGATTTCTTTAGCAATAAAGCTAGCATTCCCACTCCAGAATTTTTCAACTTTTTTAGTCATCGGGATAGTCTCGTTCTAAAATTATTTTTAAATAGTGAATTGCCTTTTTGATGTCTGCTGCTTTATTTTTATTTTGATGTCGGCACACATATTTTACAACATTTCCTTCAGCAAACAAGAGCTTATTCTCACTTATAAAATAAGCTGGTTCTACTTTCATTTTTTTATAATGATCTCCCTGGATCTGCTCTCCTAAACATTCATAATTAAATTCTTTAAATATATCTGGATGCGTCATTGCTTTATGATTTGAATGCTTCTTGCTTTTCCTGGTAATTTTTTTATCCATTTTCTTTCTTCTAATTGGCTTACTCTTTCTTTAATCGAATTTTTTGATTTTAAACCTATCGCCACCTTCATTTCATCGTAAGATGGCGATATGTTATTTTTTGCAATATAGTTTTTTATAAACTTAAAAAGTTTTAGTTGCTTTGCAGTTAAACCATATTGATCCATTTTTTATTACCAGGGAGCTTCTTCAAGAGCTGAAGCTGCTGGTTGAGCTACTGCTCCGTTACCAGTACCCGTTTTCTTAATAGTAATCTTTAATGATTTATCTTCCTGGATATAAGCGGATGCTTCCATCCAAACACCATCAATGGTAAAGTTTTTTCTATACGGCTTACCCGTCTTTTGATTAACTTTATCACTATCAGTTAAGATTAGATCTGGTCTATTCTTTGTCTCTGGTTTATTTGGATCTTTATCCGTGTTACGTTTCAAACTAAATGTTGCCACCCAGTTTGGATCTTGTGGTTTCTTAAAATCAGCCATATATATTTATCCTTCTGTTAATTGCTGGTTTCTATCTACAAAGGCTTTTTTTAATTGTTCAAACCTAGGTAAATCTTTTTTTTTAAGCTCTGTTAAAAATTTTTTATTTTGACTTTTTAACTGCTCTAAATTTGCTTGGTGGGTTATAGTTTTTATTCTTTCCAAAACTACGTCTGCATGACTTAACTTAATACCCGTGTTCTCATTGTTGTTAAGTTTTTCATTTGGCATTTCTTGATCTGAATATACGTTGCCGTGAATACCAAGAGCTTTTAAGATTGCACGATCCACAGCTCGTTTTTCTGCAATCGCTACTGGATACTCAAACTGGTTATTTTTAGGAGAGGCTTCTCCTAATGTTATAAATTTTTTAGTTTTATGTAACGCAACTGCTTTTACAACAGCTACATCTTTATCTAAATCACAATGTACTAAATCTATATTTGTTTCTATATTGTAATGTTGGGCCAATCCTTCTACTTCCAAATGTTTTATAATCCATTTGCCAGGCTTGAACTCCCACATACCACCATTTGTTTTTAATCTTGCAAGATAAACTTCAAGTGAAATTAAATTAATAACATTACCCATGCAGCTCCTTCGCATAGCCAGAGTTTGAATGAAGGTAAAAGAATACTGCTGTATTAAAACCTTTATCGTGCATCGCTACATCGACACTCTGGCTATATTTAACAAAACCTATCAACACAAAGAGGGAGATAAAAACAATTATTCCAAGGAGCAATCGATGTTTTTTATTGTTTTTTTTCGGTTCTGCTAAATTCTTTTTCAACAGCCACGGCTGTAAATTTAAAACTGTTATATTTTGTTTCATTCTAAACCCCATAATTTCATTGCAATATCTCTATGCTCTCCCATGTTTTTCCAAAAAAAATGATCTAAATCTGGATCTATATCTTGATGCCATGTAGTTTTTCCAGCATGACGAGACATTATTCTTTCTCTACGCTTTGCTACCATGGTTAATTTATTAAGATGTTTTTTTAAATTTTCTGGTTTTAAATCATCGCAATTTTCTGGAGTATAAATTCTATATTCTTCCTCATTCATTACGAACAAGTGTGGTTTCTTTTTTTCGTTATTTGCAAAATAATAAAACGCCACCTGGGAAATATGTTCCTCCCAGCCTAGATAACCTTCATCTAATTTAGGTAACGAATAACTTGAAGTACCATCTTTTCTTGGTCTATTTTTTTTTCTATGTTTTGTTTTCATTTCAACAAAATTATTTTCATCTTCAAAATCTATTCTGCCGATTGTGGGTAATATGCAGCCATCTAAAGTTAAAGCTACAGATCTCTCACATTCAATAGGGGAGGTTAAATTAATTTCTCTTAATCCAGCTTTTAAAGTTTGGAATGCTTTTGCTAATCCTAATCTTGCAACGTCATGCTGCGCTTTATCTGCTTTATCTACTGGTTCATATAAATTAAATTTTTCTAAAATTTTATCAAAAATTTTTCTTTGTGGGAGGATCTCTGATTTGACTAAACCTTTACCAATTTTACTCTCCCATAAAAAATTTCCAAATGTTAAAATACCCATGTCTCCTAAACAGACACCGCAAAACATTTTAGAATTTATTGGGAGTTTTCTTCTTTGTTCTTGTGTAAGATATAAATATTTATAGCTCCACAAACAATCCATAGTATTTAATTGTGAAGGCGACCAATGATTTAATTTATAAAGTTCTACCCACTCTGGCAGATCTTTAATATCATCTAAAAAAGTATCTACTATTTCTCCAGTAGTGGTAACTCTTTTGGCTTCTTCATCTTTTGTAATCATAAAACAAATAAACTTTATTGGAACGATTTATGAACAAAATTAGTCTTATTGGCAAACATTATTACCAAAAATGTTTAACTCCTGGTTGTGAAGATTGGGGATAATTAAATATTTAGATTAAATTTTGGAAAAAAAGACATTTTTTGTGGCGCACAAACTTTAATCCATTCTGGAGGGATACCAGTAGATTTTTTATTAAACGGCAAATTAGTTTTAGGGTGTAATAAATCTAATGTGTAGTTAGGCGTGCTTTCATTAATTTTAACTAAAGCAACAATGGGAGTGCAACCTTCTTTAGCTGCTTTATTATTTGGTTCTAAATAACAAATTTTATTAATACTATCTTCATGGAAACCTTCATAATCATTTTTTAAACCATATCTTTCAAACAGCAAAATTTCTCCATGATGTTGACTACCAATTTTAAAAAATTTTACTGCTTTTGTCTCTGGTGTATAAAAACCACCAGGAACTATTACATCATGGTAATATCTTTTTGTAATATCTTTAACCATAAAACTATCATCTGTATAAGAATGAATTTGTATTGAATTTAATTTTTTAGGCGGAAATAATATTGCAGCTGGATCACATTTTAAAATTTTTGCAATTTCAATAGCATTTTCTGGTGTAATTTGTCTTTCGTAATTAACCCAACGATTTACAGTAACAATATTTTTTTGTAACTTTTGTGCTAGTTCTTTTTGAGACATACCCACTTGGGTTATCTTCTCTTTCAAAAAATTCATGTCTGAACTAATACCCTTTTTGTTCTTGCTATTTGAAATATTAGTTATGTCTGTAACATTATTTACCATAATGGCAACGTAATAATTATTTTAATATCTGTCAATTAAATTTATTTAAGTGGTAATTAATTTAACAACTGTGGGTATTTGTGGATAGTTAGTGGTATAAACACAACATATATGGTTAAAGCTATTGCCAATAAGGTTATATTTCCATAATGACAACGCATGGGATTAGAAAAATTTAGAATAAGCAAAGGCTTATCTTACAAAAAACTAGCAGATTTGATTGGAATTGGTGGGGTTTCTCCAGCAACGACTACTTTTAGGTGGTGCAAGGGATCCAGAATGCCTGGTCGTAATTGGATGAAAATTATTAAAGAAAAAACCAAAGGCAAAGTTCAGCCGTCTAGTTTTTATGAGTAAAAAAAAAGTATTAACTGGTTCTATTGATGACTATCCATTTGTGGAGGTTAAATGGTTTGATACGTTAGCCGATAATTCGTGGATGAGTGTTGATAAGGCTAAAAAGTTAAAACCCGCTATCTGTATATCAAAGGGTCATAGATTAATTCACACTAAAAATTTAATTACAATTTTTGCTGACTATTCTATTGATGCTGAAGATGGAAGTTTAACAGTAGGTAACACCAACACTATTCCTGGTGCTTGGGTTCAAGAAGTTACGGAGATTACTTTTTAATGGTCGATCAAACTAAATGGGGAATATCTGATTTACAAACAGAAAACAAAGCAAGAGCAAAAGAAAAAAAGGATTTCCAAATTAAAATAGAAGGTTTGAAAAAAGAAATAGATCGGCTTTCAGAAGAAAACGCTAACGTCAAGTTACTTAATAAAAATTTAAGCAAAGAAAATAAAGATCTTACTAAAAAATTAGACGATCAAGTTAAAGAATTTAGAAATAAAGGGGATATGTAGTGGCCAGGGGAAGTTTAAAAAATAATTATTTTAATGTTGGCGATCCTTATTCAGAGTGGTGCAGAGAAAATCAAGTTTATATGATTGATATGGATGCAGTTGGGATTTGCAAAAGGTGTAAACATCCATTGTATCTAGCCGAGACTTGTTTTGATCGGGGCCAAACCTGGAAGGCGACAGCTACTACTGAAGCGTTAGCAAATTTAGCTAGTTTACCTTCATTCCTGGTTTTTTATAAAGTTGATGAAAAAAGAGAGCTTGAGAGCTTTCGAATTACGCAGCTCACACCAATAAAAGGTAATGAAACTTATTTATTACCAGAAGGTTGGTATCAAGTATTGGAGCTGCTCCAGGAACGCCACGATTTAATTTGTACTAAAAAAGATAGGAACGTGCTTTAATGAGTTATTTCTTTGTAGGCGATTTAAACATATTAAAGGATAAAAGATTAACACCTATAGATCGATTAGTTTATTTCAGCCTGGTTTCATTTATGAGTAGTAAGGATGGCAAATGTTATCCACGTTATGCCACCATTAAGCGCGATCTAGGGGTGTCTAAGGCATCTATTAACAGATCCATTAAACACCTTGCCAAACTAAAATTGATAACAGTAAAACGCTTATCATCGACAAATCTTTACTTATTAACGCAGCAAGCGGAGCTGGAGAAAAACCGCTTAAAACGGCTGAAGTCTCAATTTGAGAGGAGTGATGTCTCAGAAAGACATTTATTAATAAAACCATCCTTATATAACTATAATGCTAGGAATGTTAATAAGTATCAAAGAGCTAAATTTATCTCCCCCCCAGCCGCTAATCATTCTAAATCAACATTAGAGTATCAAGGCGAGAAATACGAGTATTGCGGGGAATTTGGTAATTATATTGAATATAGAAACAAAAGCGGAGACAAGGTTGCCAAACATAAGTGGAAAGACGAACCTATAAAAAAGTTTAATGCCATCGAAAAGGTGGCTTCTTGAAGTTAAGGTGCGTAAAAATTATGAGTATCCTGGATGAAGCTGGCTTGGCTGAACGCTTTATGCCAAAACCTAAAATACCAAAAGCAGCGTCAATGTTTGATATTTTGGAGTTTTCTTACGATCCAAAGGATTATGGCTATTATAATTCGAAAAAACTTAAATTAAGAGCAAACACAAAACAAATAAATTGCTGGGATCTTACAGTAACAGAATTATTACCCCTGGTTGAACTTGAAGATAGAAGAATACTCTGGGCCAGATCCAAAAGATATTCCTGGGTTGCGCTTGGTAAAATGTTTGGCTGCCATCGAGTTACGATTAAGAAAAAATACGTCAACGCAGTTTTTAATCTTGAAAGTAAGTTGAATAAAACTCTTATAGACAAGATTGATAATATTTAGTAATTGAAAAGGTACAGTTGGATATTAAAATATCCGTAATTATGGCTGGTCATCCACTTAAAAAAATACAATGCGAAAGTATTGCAAGAACATCGGGCAAGCAATGTAGAGCAAAAGGGTATTTGATGAAGTCTGGTCATTATCGTTGTAGGTTTCATGGAGGAGCTTCAACGGGAGCTGTTACTTTAGAAGGTAAACTAATAGCTTACAAAAATTTAAAACAATTTAAAAATTATACAAAAGAACAATTAATACAATGGATCCAAAACAAACAGATGAAATCATCAAGCGTTTAGAACTTGGCGAACCATTATCAAAAATCACAAAAGACAAGAAGTTACCAGATCAATCAACTGTTTATAAACATTGTAGAGAGAATAAAGATCTTCACGAAAGAATTATGAATGCCAGGCAAACTGGCGTTTGGACATTGTTGGACAAAATATCAGAAGATATGGAAGTTCC